TGGTCGAGCAGGTCGAGATGGTCTACCGTCTATATGTACTACTTTCTTTTCTCAAGATAGTTATGATACGCAGAAATTCTTTATAGATAGTAGCTACCCGTCTAAGTCTGAGATAGGAAGTTATCAGACCATTGAGACAAACAATGACAGTTACCTATAACTAATGGTTTACCATTTCTGCGAACTATAATATTTCCTTTAGGCACTCTGACACAGTAAACTTTACCTTTATAGTTAAACTCAGTTTTATTTAAACTCTGAGCTTCTATATCAGATTTAGTTAAACTAATATAAAGCCTATACATCGTTGAATATGAAGGCTTTCTGTTATTCGACTGCGTAATAAGATTAGACCTATAGTTTGCTAGTATACATACGCTCTGTACAAAATCTGTATTAGCTTTTTCTTTAGAGGAATAATAATTAATTGTCTTGGATATTTTAGATCCATCCCACTCTACTATTTCAGATATAAAGTTTTTAGCTTTAATATAGCTGATTTTATCAAGCTGAAAATTATCTTTCAGAAGTTTAGAAGAACCAGCGATATCAAAAACTAAAAATCTGCGATAACCTGCTTTAGTTTTTACTTCTGACCAGTCAAAACCTCCGTCTTGTATTAACTTTAGAAACCTTTGTATTTTACGTTCTCTTTTAAACGAAAAAGATAAGGTATGTCGCCCGTTAGTTTTTGTATTATGAAAACTACCATCAGCCTGAAAAGCTATCATTAGTCTTTCAGACGGCGTTAGTTCATCAGTGCCTTCAAATGCAGATATACCAGCCGCAGGGATGGTCTTTAAGCTACTTAAGCTAACTGTAGCAACTGCCTCTTTCCTAAACTCTTTATTATATCTTAAAACAAGCTCATGCTGTGGAGTCATATCAAGATCACACATCGTGTCAGACCTTAGCTTAATCATAGGTCCTGCATGATCTTTGCAAATATATTCTGTTGGTTGTACAAAACTTATATTTGAATTAGCGGTATCGAACTGCGCACATACTATTCCTTTTTCTAATTTATCAAATCTAACAAAACCTTTTTCTGTTAGAATCTCTACATCTGGAGTAAAGCACTCGTCCATAACCACCATATCAGGAGGTACCCTATAAATAGCTTCTTTAAACATTTCATTATTTAAACGCTCAGGAGCTACGTATATAAATTGTAAATCACCCTCGGCCCATTTACGCATGGCTGATTGATTTTCAGCTTCTGTTTGCATAGAAGACACAGCCATGGCTTTGATCCCCTTGGCTTGTAGCCCTTGTACCTGATCTCGCATTAATGCTACTAACGGAGAGAATACTACAGTACGCCAATTAAGACATAATGTAGGAACAACAAAGCATGCCGTCTTCCCGGTATTGTGGGTGACTGTAAAATCTCCCATTAAATAGCGTCCATCTCCTTCTATAGTTATGCCGTAGAACTCATGGTCGCCTATATCTTTAACTAGAAACCCAGTTCTTAATGAATCCCTTTTAGTACCTAAACTTTTAGGAGCTATTTTTCTTTTTATTCTTAAAGGTAATGAAGATATAGCAGATCCAGTTATATAACAACGCCAGTAAGTACCTTCAAAATTATTCTGACATTTTTTAGTACATTCTTTAATACTAGCTCTACAGCCGAGACTTCTGGCCACAAAGACAACATCTTCTGCTAATTGTTTAGAGGCAGATATATAATCATACCCAGCTGTATCAAAATGCCCGTCTGTGTCCAGCAACCCAGCTAAAATCGCAGCCCTTTCTTCTAAAGTTCCGTATTTAAAACTAGATGGTATGAACTTGTCTTTAGAAGATAAATCCCACAAATTTAAGCTTTCTAATTCTTTTCTTAAAGGATTATTATGCTTACCATTATTATGTAATTTATAAGTAGGGTTATTATCAGGGCCTGATTTTGTAAAACCTATTTGCCACTTCAATGCCTGCTCTCGGCATTCATTTTCGATTTCTATATCAGGCTTACTAATTTCTGGACTTCCATGTAGAAAACAACCATCTCCTATTAACAAGCCTAAGAAATAGGGATCTATTTTATTCTCTGTAAAACTATTATCAAAAAAGTTAGTTACTTTTACAGCAAATAACTTATAAAGATGTTTTTTATACTTACTCCACTTTAAATAATCTTCTACTGCAACATCTATTACTTCTCCATATTTGTTATGACTAGGATATGGCGAATTAGATCTTTCTTTAGTTCTTACAAGTGTTAATAAATGCTTATTAGTAACTATAAATGGATTACCTTTATGCGGTATTATTTGGCTTGAAGGCGCGGTACCATGGACTGTGTTAGTTACACGTCTTCTAGTATTATCCCACCCCATTACATAGTCTCCAATTTTAATATCTTCCACTTTTAATAGAGAGCCATTTGCCATCAGGATCTCCTGGCCTGGGGCATGGCAGGATGTGGGCAAAATACATAAGGTATCTCTCTGAGCTAATATATTTACTATTACAGGCTCTTGACCTTGTCTTAAAGAATTAAAACCCATTAACCCTAAAACTTCAGGTAATCTTGAGTAGCCTTGTTTTAGGGTTGCTAACTGCGCCGCTTGCATCCTTGCGTGGACTGGCGGATTTTCAGAATTGTTTACTGGTAAAGCTTGCGACATAATTCTTTTAATATAACTGCGTTACAAAATGAAGGACCTAATTCAACAGGCACACAAAAATCCATCCATTTACGAATAGTCTCGCACGAGAAATCCTTCCTTCTGTCTATAGACAATATAGACGGACTATGAAAAGCTTCGCAGATATCTATAACTCTATTTTTTATACGATGAACTAATTCATCCGCAATAGTTTTTCCTATATTTTTAAGTAAAGCTAATTTATATATTTCTAAAAGAACACATAAAGAATGAACAGTATACACAGTTTCTCCACTTTTATAAGCTTCTGACAGAATAAAAGTTATCTTGTCCATTATAGACGTAGTAGAGGAATGTAAGTCCTCGCCATTAATTACATCTTCATAAACTAACTGTGCATTTTCTAGTTTGCATTTAAAGCAGTATAATTTAAAACCACTTTCATTTATTAAGTCATTAGGACAAAAGGCAAATTTACCAGCGACATCCGCAAAATATATTAACGTGAATTCTGTTTTATTATTTTTGTATTCCATATTTACCTTTTGAGAAAAACGATCTTAATGGCTTTTCCCTTATTACCAGGGCATGCTGGAAGTCTGGATGAAATTGAATAGGTTCTTTTCTATAAGAAAGATTCACATGCGCGCCTTTCTTAACTATTACCATGGTTGTTATTCTTTGACCTAAATTGGGGTCATTAACGCAAAGGTTTATTGCGTCGTATTCCTTAAAACCGCGAGGTACATTAAACTCAGGGTCTACATTCCCAGCGTATTGCTGGTATAGTTCGAAGCCAGAATAGTATTCACAAAGAGGGATAGGACTACCAACAACATCATAATGCTCTTCCTTTATAGATTTTAAGTTAGAGAGATTAATTGATGAGCTGATTTTCGCTAGATCCTGCATATCTTTATTATGTTTGAAATGCAGGATCTCTATCCAACCGTTAACACATTCTGTTTGCGACACGTTAGGCACTTTCTGTAAAAGAGGTTATGGGGTACATGTAAGCTACTTGTCCTGCGAAAGTATTGACAAGAAGTTTGTTATTTTTTTGTTTTGAAATAATGAATCCTGCTTCTGAACTAATTACACCAGAACCTGCTCTTTGACAAATGAAGAGGCTATCTTTTCCCTGCATCATACTGTCAGTAAGCAAAATAGGAGCATCTGTCTCATCTAAAGCGGCCCAAAGCAGACTGTTACTCCTAGGGCACATAAACTCATGAAACACAGGAAATGATTCATATATAACTTTCACGTCAGAAAAGCGGAAAGGGATGTCTACCCCTTCAGCCGAATCTATACTACTCATAACAGCTTCTAGACTGTCTTCATCTTCTTCACATTTAACTTTAAATATTTTACTGAGATGTGTCAGTAACCTGTGATTGTTGGTCTTCGGATATCGATTCGTCATTTGAAACATTATTTTCTACATACTCATCTTGTACTTGATCTATCTGAGTAACCATGTCTTCTAATTCTTTGTCTGATTTAATTTCGAAGGGTAAAACTTCAGCGGTAACTTCACCCTCCATTCTCTGTCTAAGCTGCTGAAGCTCTTCCTCGGATAAAATAGGATCTGGTGTAAATGTTTTTGCTTCTATAGAAAACTCATGTTCGTCATGATAATTCTTATGCATGGTTTCTTTAACATTATCCACAATATCTATATAGCCGTTAATGCCCAGGTCTTTGCCTAGCTTGATTTTAATTGCCTGATTATTATCGAATGCCTCATAAAATTCGTCAGCAGACACTTCCGATACACCTAAAACAGGGCTGGAAAATTTAGATCCCTTAACAGAAGTGCTGAGCCATTTATTCTCTGCGCATAACGTAGCAAACCCTATATTCATATTTAGGGCTGGATCTAGATTTAGTTCTGAGTCTTGAAAATTATTAGTTCTTAGCTCATAAAAGAATTTACCATTATCAGGACCCAGCGAGTTTTTGGCCACACGGGCAGATATTAGATTACCGACAATTTCTCCGCTGCCATTCTTAGACAGTCCTTTTCTAGATAGAATTAAAGTAAGTGCTGTATTTTGATGAATAGCCTTGCCTCCAATTCTAGTTTTATTATACAGAGCACTAGCCTCTGCCGACATATAGCTGGAAGCTCCGCCACCACCCATATCTATTTTATCATTTTGATGATGTACAATCATCAAGGTAACATTGTATTGCTTTAAGAACGACGGAAGAAGCCTACACCACTTATGCGCCCATTTGGCATGGCCTAAATTAGATCCCTCATTAATTTCTTTGAATTTCTTTTTCTTAACATCAGACATATTGTCTGCATAATTATAGAAACCGGCAGCCTCGTCAGGATTAAGTAATTTAGACCATGGATCTACAGCTATAACTATGGGCACATGCATCGGTACTCTTGGAGTATCTTTATCTCCTCTGGAACCTCTGGCCACATAAACAAAGTCTTTTATAACTTGCCACATATGGTCCAGGGAATTTACGGATTCTACTCTGAGACGCTGGAGCATCTTATAAGACCTTATAATATTAGGATGCAATGCACGCATTACGCGGGCAGGTGGAATCTGCTTAGCTTCACATTCTACATATAAAGCAGGGCAACCAACATCCATAGCCCAGCCTAGCAATTGCATAACTAAGGTAGTTTTACCGATACCTTCAGCTCCAATTATATCTATAATCTTACCTCCTGGAATACCGTACTGACCTACTGCTTGCTGCAGTAGGAAATGCTTTAAAGGAAAGGCAAAGCTTTCTCTAATTTCAGCAATACTTTTAAAACCTATTGTCTGGTTTTTTCTAGAAGATACTGTCTTTTCTAAAGCCACTTGCCACTGCTTTCCATAATCTTCTTCTGTATCTACAAAATGGAAATTATGATTAACACTAGGCATCCCCGCTTCTAAAACTGTAGAATCAGACACAGGTAAAAAATCCATTTCAGAATCAGCCGCTGTATCACTTACTGCTTCTGAAGCCTTACTAACCTTACCCATCCCCGGAGGTCTGCCTCTTCTTTTCTTTACTATTTCTTGTGACATAAATTTTTATAGTAACCCTACCTGATCAGAATTAATCAGGTAGGGTCGGTTTAACTACTGTTTAATGTTCAATTAATTATTCAGGAATTGCTGAAGAGCATCCTGCTTTCTTGCGCAAAAAGACCATTCTAGTAAGAGTAGCTGGATGCATTGAGGCTCCAACTTCTCTGAACTTTTCTTCTAGCTCTTCTTTTTCTTTTACCTCTTCTGCTGTTAACGCCTCGTTTGAAGAGGCATTTGATGAAGAAGGCGACGGAATCGTCTCTGTCGAATAACCGACTTTAGTAGACACTACAGGAGCAACTGATGGCGTCATGGACACAACAGGCGCTGACCTCGTAGGTGGAGGCGGCGGCGCTGATTCATTATCAGAGGCAGAACTAAAACCTGCGGCTTTTAATGTCTTCCATTCAGATTCACCAACCAGACAAACAGAAGCCTCACTAACAGATAACTGATTTGTCTTAATTTTTTCAGCTATCTCAGCTTCAGGCATCTTTAAGGTCGGCATTCCGGGTTCTGATATCCAGAACAATTTTGAATGCGGAGGTGGAGAAGGCGGAGCGGCTGGCGGCGAAGAAACTTCCTGATATTGAGAGACATAACTTTTAGCGGGCGCTGTAGGAATGTCCGGAACAAAAGGCAGATCTTCTTCAGCTTCTTCAGTATGCCCTTCAGAAACAAAGGTATTACGCTTTGGTTGTGGAGGGACATTACAGAAGTCACTGCAAACCTCGTTGACTAACTCATAAGGTATAGCACCATCTTCAACTAAGAAGTTAACTATATCTTGAGCGGGTAGAATTTTAAAGGCAGAAGAATCACCATAAAATTGAACTCGCTTGATCAAAGCCTCTTCAGGCACCGGCATTTGCCGAACGCCCTTTAAAGATTTATGAGATCCGGTTGTAAATACAAAACCATTAAACGGCTGAGGATTAGACGGAATAGGAACAGTGTCTACTACAATACCATTACTAGGATTTGTAATATCACCGAACAAATATTGGGACCAGCCAGCATCCAATACTTTTTCATGCGATGGTCGCCATTCGGAAAGCTTGTCGCACAGATCTTCGAAAGCTTTCTTAGAAACATCCAGCACATAGTTCTTAACATTTCTATCAGCACCTGCAGTACCATAGAAATTAAAGAAGTAACGAAGCTGAGGATAAGGAATTATAACCTTAGCGTCTTTCTTATTTTCCACTCTTTCGGTTAAAGCACGAATAGCAGGATCTTCATGCTTCTTGGCAAACTTACGAATTTCCATAATAGGATCCAGAACATCTGGACCGGAGGAAATACCGTGTGTGAATCTAAGAGTCGTAGGACTGAGGAAAGATACAGCTTTATTACCAAACCATGAGTAGGCGTTAGCTACGCCGAACCATGCTGTAAATTTAGGCTGATTTGTTTCCAGGTCTACCTTGTTAACGTCCCTGTAAGGGAAAAAGGATTTCTGAAAATCCAGGTCAGCTGGTGATAGGGAATAATCAAACATTGGCAAAATCCGACCAGAGAATGATTTTTTCTGTGATGGTGTGCTGCCAAATACACCCGGTTTAAAGTAACCTCCCCAATAAGAACCAGAGTTTTCATTTTTTACTCTGCGTTGAATTTCATCGTAATCAGGAGGCGAGAATGCGTTATTTTTCATTTAGTTATTTATTATTTTGTGTTCCAATTTTTGTCTGTAAGTAATTTCTGTTCATCTTTACTGGGTTTAGAAGACCACCTATATACGTACATATTATCAATAGGATATTTTAAAGTCCTACCGTGATATGACCATGTATTTTCATCTGTCATAAATCGTTGATGTAACTCTGCAACCTTAAATCTTTCGGATAATGGGCATAGAGTAACAACTGAGTCATATAGAATAATAAGCGGGCGAGCCTGCATGTTTTGCTTTATGTAAAAATCTAGCAACCACTTACCAGCTCTAGCGGCAGTAGCTGCAACTGATTCTTGCATCAATTTTGTTAACCACACAGCTCTTTATCTGTGTGTTCTACTACTTGAATCTAGCTATGTAATCAAGAAGAGTTTGCTACGTTTCTTCTTAAATTTGTAGACACAATTTATTTGTAGGAGTTCAGACTATATCATCACTTTGAACTTAATCAAAGGTTGGGCGTTCGTGGAGACATTACACACCTCAACATCACTTGTTAGGTATCGGCCTCTAGTCGTTGCACTTTTCATAAAATTTCTTTTATGACTTAGCTCAGGATTACCTTAAAATAATTTATATTTTAAATAAATAGGCTTCCCCTGAATTAACCCAATTTTACTTCCCCTAGCAATTAAGGGAAATTGCGAGCCTCTCTTCCCATAGAACGGAAAAGACCTGTAGTCAAATGCTCATCAAGTATGTCTAAGTACTTTTCCCCGTGAGAGGTAAAGTGTCTAATTCTACCAGAAGCAGCTCTATAAGCTCCGCTTTTGGCAGGTACCTTTTCAATCTTAACTAGAAAATCTTGAGCTATAGGCTGTCTCTTTTCTAGCGCCTTTAATAATTTATCGCCTACACCAGCAATAGGTTTCTTGCCTGTGTCTTGCTCGATCTTTCTTTCTAATGTTGCAGGTGACGCGCCGTAAGCAGAATTAGAAACTAACAAATTATTAGCCACAAAACGATGCCTAGGGCCTACATTTATAATATCGTAGACTGGCTCTTTTGTAAGCTTAAATCCTTTATCTTCGAATATTCTACGAGCTGATCGTCCGACATCCCCTTCTGAATCAACCTGTGAATAGTGGATACGCTGAGCGACAAGCCAAGCCTCTCTATTTTCTGCGTTAATGACTCCGTTCGAAGAGAAGCTTTTTTCCATGCGTCCAGCATCTGGGCGTCTGATAATCCGTTTCGAACCATCTTTCTCACATAGCTGTCTGCAAAGCCTAGGCCCAATCTTTCGGCTCTCTGCAAAGCAGTCTCTTCTCGATTTCTCGCTTCTCTTATCTTTATTGCTAAATCTCTGTGCTTGTTTGCATGTTCTATTATTTCTTGATCCGTCATATTCTGACGATATAACTTTAATATTTGTTTCTCTTTTATTCCTAAGGCTGGATAAGACATCAGCAGCGCTCTGGCTTTCAGAACCTTTGCGTTGTTCAGTATAGCTTGACGGCTTTTCAGCAGTCCGGAATTTACCATTTCTAGTATTTCTTTTTCCGTCTTCTCCATTTGAAGCAAATTCCAAACAGTGCGCATAGCTACTGGAAGATTTGGATGTGCTGTCAATAAAGCCTCTGCTCTCGTCCGATATGACCATTTTGAGGCTCTTGTATTCCTCATATTGGTCATTCGCGTTACGAGTCTTAAGTTCTCTTTTGAATAAGGACCGTTGTTGTCTATCCGGTCGAAGTCTAGACCTTCGAAGGTCGTGTTCGGCCATTTCTCTAAAGCCCAAGAAACGAAGTCTTGTAATGAGAGGAACAAGACTTTTATTCCCCTTCCTTTGTAATGCACTGACGATACGTGGGTGTCTTTGTAACACCTCTGCATCATAGAATGGTACCTTGCCCGAAGCATTTTTGCTCTTGGATCTGGACATATAAATGGCTTGTTCCTTTTTAATTTGCAGGTTGTTAATGGCTGCAAATCCAAAGCAACATTTTTTACCATCAGCGAGCCAGACAACATGGTCGGGGGTTGCGGACAATCCTTGATAATTAATTGTAAATCTATTTCCTTGATATTGTATTCCTTCATGAGAAACCCATTCTACACCATCCCATAATAAATCGTCAAGCGATATGTTAGTTACGGTTTTAGGTCCAAAAAGCGTTTCTACGTAGGAGGATGATGAAATACACGAAAAATTGCCTACTTTCGCAGCGCCACGGTCTTTCTTTTCGTCCAACAATTCTCTAGGGGTAGCATGAACCATTTCAGCCAGGGACCAGTGGAGGTCTTGCTTAGGATGCATTAATTCACCCTTATCATTTCTTTTTAATAATTCAGAATCTACAGGAGTAAGTATATGTTTAAACTTCTCTTGCTGCTGAAGATCAAAAACATCAGAAGGAAAACCTGTTCTTAAAGGTTCACCTTTTAAACTAACTCCGAAATTAAGGTCTGGATTACATATAATATCTATTAAACCTTGATCTCCGGATATAAAGGCTAAACCTCTAATTTCTGCTGTCTGATAGTCAGACTCTACAAAACACCAACCTTCAGGAGCTTTAACGCATGATCGTATTGACGGCAACTCACAAGCATCATCGCCATCTTTATCTTTTACTAAAAACTTTTCAAACTCTTGAGGTAACTTACCTACACTCTTAAGTTTTAAAAACATTTCTAGTATACCGCTAGAGATCATCTTATTAACATAGCTAGGCCAGTTAAGAGCGTTAGGTTTCCAACTTCTCGGTCTCAGTATTATTAAATAAAGATCGCTACTTCTTTATCCTTCTTGTTACAGAAGTCTGCATATTATTAATTCTATGCAGCTTAGACTATATCATTACCCTTTAAGGGCATCTCCCGTTTCCACTCGCTTGAGTGTACTGCCTTTTGGCATAGTCGTTGAACGTTCGTGCGCTAAGTCGCGCACGCTTCGCTGCTGATTGGGAGGTCAATTCCACCTTTCCAGCAATTAGAGAGATTTTCTACAAACTTTTCAGCTTGCAGGGGCGTTAAAATTTCACCCGTTTCAGTAGTACTCATCTGCCCGTGAACTCTACCATCAGAGCATAGGAAATAATGAAGACCATTTTCTTTTACTAAATTACCATCATCATCAAATTCAGCTTCTTTTAAGAAAGCTTTACATATATTACCTACAGCATTCAGCTGCAAAAGTTTACGCAGTAGACGATCATTTTGCTGCTCTGCTAATATTTGAAGAGTCTGCTTATCCACAGCAGGAGTATAGTTAGCCTGTGCTTGTTTAGGCATAGCAATAACTTTTTCCCAGCTAATAGAAGGTAAACCCTTTTCTTTATTACCTGTGCTTTTCACAGGAGTATATTTCTTAACTTGAAATAACCATCTTTTCATTTGTAAAGATGACCTCAAATTAAATACAGGACTTTCTAAGAAATGATCATATAAATGTTTTAATTCAGGAACATCTACAGGTGTTTTAGAGCATTCTTTAAACAAAGTCCAAGCTTCGTCCGTTTTGCCTAAAGCAACTAAAGATGAGAATTCTTGAAATTTCTCTACACTTTCTTCAGGATCATATTTGTTAATAAAAGCATTAAGCACTAAACTTTCTGCTTCTTTACGAATATCTTCCTGCAATAACGTTGCCATATGATTTCGAGCAAAGGAATAAAGTACACGGAGCTCGTCCATCATAGGAACATCCATAGGAAGACCTACTAAGGCGAAGCTCACAAAGACATCAGTTACAAAAGGATGAAATATATCTTTATAATAAGACATTAAACCTTGAGCTTCTAAGTTCCTAGTTATAGCAGGCCAAGCTCTGAATACTACGTCTACGTCAGCTAAAGCATATGGAATAAGTATTTGGTCTGGAATAGCGCCGTATCCTCCATCTACCATCTTTGCTTTATTATTCTTTACCCAAATAGTCAGGTCTAAATCATACCTACCTAAATCTGTATATTTTAAAGCTAATCTTTCCAGGGAAAGGTCTGCTGATTCGTCTGCTGTTTGTTGGGCAAATTCAGAATCAAATATACATTTCTCGTACCAGTTTAATCCTAAAACATGATGAAGCCACGGAGCATCAGCGGCAAAATGATGTCCAATATATTTTACTTCAGGATTATCTAACCAGGAAGATAGTATCTTGCCTGCATCCTTATAAGATATATCGAATACATAATTACCCTGATCATCCATCCATCTAATATAAGCTGCTTTACCTGGAGCCCAGCAAAACTGTGTACTGCGTAATTTACCATCAATATGATTATTACCTGCCCACTCACAGTCCACACTAATAACTCTGCGGCATTCAGTCTGCCAACGATTTACTAGATCCAGCAACTGATGCTTGGTGTTAATAACCTCATATTCTTTCTCAACTTTATTTACGTTATGAGAAGTTAGATCTAATAAAGTTCTATTAATTTCTTTAGCTTCAACTCTAAATTTTTCAATGAATTCAGGATTGCTAACAAGTTTATAGGTATCTTCTATTAGGTAAAGATTACAGTTAAACTTTTTATTAAAAAACCAACCACTTCGGGCGTCATTCAGAGATAGTTTAATGTCACTAAATAAATCGAATACAGCTTTACCTATACAAACTATTATCTTTGGTTTTACTTGCTCTATTTCTTTTTCCAAAGAAGGCATTGCCCACGCAATTGCGTCTTTTGGAATTTTGATTCTTCCTTGCTTAGGAAGCAACCATTTTATTATAGCAGTGTAATAACAATTATCTATATTTATACCTTCCGAAGAAAATATATCTTTTAGCATTATACCCGCATCAGATCTTAAATAGCGAGGTTGTACTTTAACGCCTTCTTCGAATCTTCCTTTTATGAACTTGGAAGCTTCTTGAGGGCTAATACAAGGAGCTATAAACATTATATCTGAAGGCTTGTAACCCTCACCTGCTACAAATGTAACATAGGGATGTCCTTTTATAGGTCCTGTTTTTTCAACTACATCGTTTAACGGTATATTAAAATCTGGTTGAGGTATTACTTTTTCACGTTGTGGCTCCATATTTATTTATTAAACTGTTTAAAAATACTAGCTCTGATTTTTCAGCATCTCTTTCTCCGGCGTCATAGGAATCCATGACAGGAGAAGTGGATTTTTTAGCTAGCCAATCTCTTCTATTTTTAATTACTATTATTATTTCTTTTAATGTTTCCATAATTATAAATAACTGTAAGCAAAGGTTAAAGCATCTAATGGATCCATTTCTCCAATGTCTTTAAATCCATAAGGAACGTCAGCGAAAATAACTTCTACATTACGTCCAGTCATTACTTCCTTAACTCGCACCCTTGCTTGATTTCCTGCTGCATCATTATCCATCACCATTACCACTTTCTTAAACTTCCTGGTTAATAGGGATGCTTGACTTTCACTGAGGTATTTGCCAAGCATCGCTACTGCCCCTGGTCCTATTCTTGCCGCATCTAATGGACCTTCAACTAAGAATGCAGTACTCTTTTTTAACTGCCATAATTCATTTTGTTTAACAGCTGAATCATAACCCATCAAAGATTCATTCCTGGACATTCCAAATGCTGTTTTGTATTTACTTGGTTTCCATAATAATGAAAAACCAGTTTCAGAGGTAGTCTCTATACCCGGCATTACTGTCCATTTTCCAGTTGAAGGATCTTTGGACTCAACAGGAATCCAGGAATTTGAGTAGGGCTGAAGATACTCTTTTATACCTTCATCGTTCACTCTATCTATTATTCTAGCCTGCCATCCTACTTTTACTCCTCCTATATAAGCATTAAAAACTATCCTACCTTGCGGGGTATCTCTAAAATTTAAAGGTAGTTTTTTATAATAAATTCCAGTCTTAGGATTTTCTGGTTGTTCCTTATAACAAAAACTACAGTCAAACTGCGTTACTAAAGATTGAAGATTATAGTTTCGATTCTTTAAATATTCTACAGCTGGATGAAGATCTGGTAGCGATGTTAAAGGTAAAACTTCTCCTGGTATTTGGGGGATTAGATTGCCGTTTTCATCTTCTACTAAACATTCTGTCCTGGCAATGGCTGAATTAGTAACATGCGAGCCAGCATTCTTTATACCCCTTTTCTCCAGTGGAGGGAATTTTAATTCATTTAATAAATCAGACACTTTATAATTAGTATCTGTTTTATGACACATAGCGCTGTAGTCTATTTTATTCTTACTGCTTATAGCGCCGTGCTTACTTACCCATTCTGGAAATTGATAATACCTGGAAGCATTGATTGTTAGGTGCTTACTATTTAATTCTTTTCTACCATCCAGTTCTAAACATATAGGAGAAGGTAAGTGAATATGATAACCATTAGTTTCTCTTCTGATATTAACTGGACCGTGTAACCTGCTTAGTGCTTCAGCTAGTCTAGTAACTTGATTAGGAATATTATAATCAGGGGTAACACCGAGGTTATTTACTTCCACTGGTTTTTGATTATTTATATTAAGTTTAGAGCTAGGCTGAAACAGAGAACGCTCTGGTGTCTGTATCATTTATATTTTCTTGTTTATTGATTATTTTATCAACAAGAGCTTCTAAGCTATGGTGTTTATAATTATGAATTTGGAAAATTGTCTTCATATTTGCCACAGTTCTAACTCTGCTGTTGTCGATCAAGTCCCAGTCCAATCCGGGCATTGAGTACATCGAATTAAGAGCCTTCATAAAATTATATACTTCCAGATTACCGATTATCTCGTCAAAGATCTCAGATTTATGTTCCTGGATAAATGGAGAGACAATGGTTTCTTCATCAGCCTTGCTGCAGACTAGGGAGGCTAACCTGCAGTAAAACGGAAGGCTGGTTCTCCACTGGAACATTCCCAGGAATTTGAAATAAGAATAATTTTCTTTAACTGCGTTTTCTGCAAGTTCTAAAGCCAGTTTAAAATTAGGAAGGAAGTTTTTAAGCTTAGAAGTAGTAACCATTCTGGTGATCTGTTCATTCCAGGAAGGAAGTTCCTCTCTGATAAACATATCGAATGCTGGGGCTATGATACTTTCAAAGTTTTTAATTATTTTAATAACCGTAAATCCTTTATTAGGATTTTTATTCAAATAATCTTCCAGGGCAATGAGCGAAGCTTTGCTAATTGTTCCTGCATCTATGCGTCTGCATAAGCTTCTAGCAAATGAAGGAATAAATATTTTATCGGAGGATAATTCTATAATTTTATTAGTTATAAAATTATCATAAGGATTATTAACTGCATCCATCACTCTGCTCATGCAGCCTTCGGCTGAATAGCAGGAATTATCTTTTCCATCTCCGGGTTTACCGTCTGGATAATGTTTTCTTTTCAGGCCGGGAATATTGTTGGGCTTTCTGCGGGGAAGAACGGCGTAACCGTGTTCTTCTGGAACAACAACCAGAGGTTGATCTCCCAGTTCTCCGCCATCTTTGCCGTAATTCCAGGGTCTTTCTGATTCTGAAGAATTAATATTATTTTCAGGGTTCTGAGTAAGAACCTCAGTCTTTTCTTCAACCCTGGGTTCTTCTACAAAAGAAGGATTGGAAAAAGGTTTCTCCTGAGTCAGAGAACCCTTTTTGGGAGAGTTAAAACTCTCCTGATTAACGGCGCGAAGGCTACGACGCAGCAGAGCATGCTGTTTCTGCATGACACGCTTCCATTTCCTGCCTGCTAAGCGATAATAAAATCCCTTCATCCTGGCGTGATGCACGGCATATACTTCTTCAATAAGACCTCTTTTCTTAAGATCTACAATAAGGTCATCACCTTTACGCTCGCCGAAGTTAAGGGTACGGCAAAGCCATTCTTTAGAAGTGAACTTACCTTTCAGGTTCATACACTTCATTATTTCTACTAACTCGCCTAATGTGCGTTCATACATATTAGGGTAGTTATATTTAATATTTATCTCTGGGACATCGCTGATATTTGCAATGATCATAGAGTTAGGAATGCCGCATGTATTATGAACACAGGGCTTAAACTCTTCACCTTCTTGCTTTGGTCTGTCTGCTAATTTAAAAAACATGATATAATTATATACTTAGTTACTGGCGAGCCTTGTATCTACACAGGGATCGTGTGCAGTCAAACATGAAAAACGTTTTTTCTACGCTTTCTTAAATACCGTTGTAAGGATGCTTCGCTGAGGCAAACGGCTTCATTCTCTGATACTCATAATCTCTTATAAACGCGACTGACTTTTGCACGCCATATCGAGATTTAGAGATATGAAGATACTGTTTAGAATTATATGAAACAGCGTCATCAATGTCATTGGCTACTTTAAAATCTTTTCTTCTTTTATTCTTTTCCTCATGCATCTGTCTTGCATACTCTTCGGAGAATAAAGCGGTAATACCAATTACACCTGCATAATTACGCGTCATTGATTTACACTCAGATAAATCAGCCGCAGATATTTGAACTTTATTAACTGCACTAACATGCGCTTGAGCTAGAGCTACAGTTACTATATTCCTTTTTCTAGCTAGCTCATCCATAGCATCCGCAGCTTCCTGATAGATGTGTCTGGTTTTATCTCCAGCCTCGGCCATTGAGCCTAATGCTCCGCCAATCCAGTCCAGAATGATATAATCTAACTTTCTGCCTGTCTCTTCTTCGTATAAATCTATTTCATCTTCAATAGCCTTTATAACCTTTGTCCCTGGTTGCTTCTCAAAGTTACCCCAGTTAATAACTCGCATATCACCTTTGTTAATTGTGTTTAGAGTTTTTCTAAAATCTATATACATCTCCTTTTCCTTAGCAGAAAGAACATGTTCGAATATACCCTTGCTGATAACTTTATGCGGGATACGGCATAGGTTAGATACCATACGCCTATATAGTTCATCATGCTGCTGTTCTGTAGATATAAATAATCCATTACCGCCACAGTTGTAACTGAAGGCACAGGCTAGCTGACATGCTATAATAGTTTTACCTGAACCAGTAGTTCCTATAATCATGTAAGCACTTCTTTTTCTAAATCCTCCTCCGAGCGCTTCATTTAAATCAGGCATGTCACTGTCTAATGATTCTACTAATTTCTTATTAGGATCATCAAATAAGTCCATGTCCTGCAGCTGAACTCTATCAGGTACATCTGATATTATTCGGCCTTCTTCCTCGATATTATTAATAACATCGATATCTTGCTCACAAATAAGAGCGAGATCATCCAGGCTGTAGGAGCAGAGGGAAGCTCTATTTAAAATTTGATTAGCTCTTCTTTTCTTTAGATAAGAAGCTATACCTAATTTAGCAAAGTGAGTTACATCTTCTTTAAGCTCTATAACTATAATCTCATTTTCAAAGTAAGTCGCTACAGACTCTACTTCTGATAGAGAAACAAATTCTGCGCGCTTGGCGCTGTCATTTAACCATTGTCTAAGAAACTCTACAGACATTGGGGAAAATGACTTTGCTGCTTCAGCAAATAAAGAATTATAATCTCTTATAGCAGCATATATTACATTATGGGCATATATATCAAAGTCATCAGCGTGCTTTTTCTTAGGCCCGGCTTCGAGACATACAATACCTTTTATTTTGTTAAAATATTTAATGTCTTTCCTCGCCGTAGCAAGCACGATTTTTTCAAACCAAGTCGCATTATTTTCTATAATTTTTGCTAGGGCGTCCGGGCACTTAACCATAAGAGAATGTTTCTAATTGGATATCCTAATTTTTCAGCTGCTCTAAACGCTGCTGGGTTTGTTAAATAAAATTCTTTTGCTTCATCTCCGAACAAAAGTTTAATCTTTTCGTTAAAGGGTACCATAAGCACTCTGATATAATCAGGGTAGCTTGTCATGGTGCTAGATAAATATTGTATACCTAATGAGTCTAAATTGGAATTACCTTTTAATCTTGTTAATGATCTTTTAACTAGTTCAATCTGAGCCCGTATATCTTCTTCTGCCGGAGAAGATTCTGAGTTATTTACTGTCGTAGCATTATGCACTTCTGAGGCTTTTTTACTCTGTAAATACTTAGTTACACAACCACGCGCAACAGGACCATACAATGAGTTTGGCGTTGGGCCAACTGATGAGTTACCCCAGTAGCGAAATATTGAGTCTATGAATACTTCAGACGTAACTTTTAGCTCGTCACACAAAGCAGCAGCTTTCAACCAATGACTATAATCCGCTTTTTTATATTTAGGGCTATAGCTTGAGAAGATAGATTTTTTCTGCTCTTCGAAATATTTTTTAATTTCGTTAGCTACAGCGTCTAGGCGGTAAGAGTCGTCATACATAAGTTTACATTTTAGCGCTCTTAGGAACACCATCTTTGCGACAAGCCCAGCCCTCGTGTATTTCACATTCGTAAAGTTCTATAGGATCTTTAAGCCATCTGAAATTTTCAAACCAGTAAGGATTGCTCGATATTGACCAAGCCCATAGAGATCCGCGCTTTGCCTGTAAATGAAACCAAAATATTCTTAGATTAAAAAATAAGTCTGACATATTGTTATCGTCTGCGCACTACGGCTAGATACAGATTATCTATATCTAATTTTCTTCTGAAAGTTTCAAATGGATACCTATATTCTAAATCAGCTATATTTTCAGGATCATTAGCATACATTGCTAACTCTGTTTTATTTTTAAATCTTTTTAAAAATATCCAACCTTCTGCTTTATCTAAAGCTTCTGCTTTTTGTAAAACTTCCGTTCTTAGTTCAGCTTTTGTTTTTAATTTAAATCTGGCTCCCATAGTTATAATGCTTTCTCTTTAAATGCTTGTTCAAGTTGATCATAGTCGTCTACAAAAACTACTTCATATCCCTTTTCTGTATAGGCGTTTAATCTAGATACAGACTCTCGACATAAAGCCATAGAACCTTGAGGCAGTCCTTGAGACGATGTGAAGTAGAAGTCAAACATAACGCCGCAACGCTTTCCTGGGCGTATCTCGGCCAGTCTGCCGGGTTTCTGGATGGTGGATGTATTAGCTCCTCCACCGCTCAGGTTAATTAAAGCTCTGACATGATTAAAAGTCACGCCTTGCGCATATATTTCACTAGCAATACATCGCTTTACTTCATTCCCGCACATGCGCTGCATCAATTCTTCTCTATCTTTTTTTGTCAATCTCTTAGCCATCGCTATAGTACCTTCTTCGCCTATCCATTCCAAAAGATACTCGGCTTGATCTTCATTTTTAATAAATAATAAAGTCTGCCAATCTTGAGGTAATAAATTATGACATATCCATCTAGTAGATTTGGCTATAGTTTCATTTTTAAATAATACACTTTTGTAAGCTGCGTTCCTATCATTCACGGCTATTGTCACAGGAATGCGCAGCATAAAAACTACGATGTTACATATAGCGCCTTCTGCTACTGCCTCTTTAAATGTACGTTCAGCTAAAACTGGACCTATTAGCGCTTCTATTAAAATGTCACGCTGATCAAACCTGCCTTTTAAAGTAGCCCCGAATCCGTATTTTCTAGCTTTATCAAATTTAGCAATCTCAGGAAGCCTAGAGGCAGTTACACAAGCATGAGGCTCATCAATTAATAATAGACGGCAAGTATCAGCATCACATTTATGTAAGCTGTCCATACTGACCACATTAACATCATCCCCCGGCTGTTTGGATGATCCTGCTCCTACTAATCTTACGTCTCTTGTAGGATTAGAGGATTTTATATCTTCGTATAACTGCTTAACTAGATCAGCACCCGGAACAGTTACGGTTGTGCTCAGTGTAGGGAATGCTTTTACAGTATTTTTTATGCATGCGCTCTTACCAAATCTTGTTGGAGCTCCAAGAAGCCCGCTACAGTTAGTTTGTAAAAACTGTGTAACAAGAGCTTCCTGACTAAATCTAAATCCGCTCATTAAATCTAATCTAGGGCTAGGAAACTTTAATCTAAGGTCATAGAATTTAACAACGTAACCTTTCTTTTCTAAAAATTCTTTAGCTCTAAGCCACATACCTTGCATGGTTTGTATGGCTCGAGAACCAGAGCTATGTCCTATAACTTTATAAAGATTTTCAGTCTTTACTTTAACTATTTTATTCCATGGATTTTTGGGATCTGCTTCTAAGCTTTTTTCTTTATATGTAAGAAACTTCTCTAGCTCAGGATTTGATGGTACTATAGTCAGTACAGCATCATCCCACATCATGTGTACTTCTTTACTCATGCTTTTAAATTAACTTATATTACTTTTAAGCTTTCTAGATCAAATCTACCGTAACCGTATTGATTACCCCACGGGCTTAGCCCTAAGAAAGCACCAGAAAATTGGAATATATCCTTAAGTCTAGCTAGATCTGGAGGGTTACCAATTTCCCTACTAGCGTTAAGCATGCTGGAATCTGTAACTACTACATTAAAGGTTAATACTGTACCTTCTCTAATAGCTTCAAACATTTCCATCTGAGGTTTATTATTATGCGTATAGTTACGCCTATATAATACTAGACTAGGAGGCATTAAATTAGCCTGTGGGCGTATAGTATCTGTTAGCGTTCCGTCCATGTGCAGCGCCTCCGCAGCTTGTTTAAAAGTCCAGCTCCACTGCGCAACATCTACTGCTATATTGCTATTAGCATCACGTCTAAAACGACGAACGTTTTCTCTAGTTCTTTGGCTGCCTAACCAGGAACTGGAGAGTTTTATCTTTACCTCGTACAATTTAGCAGTAGTGCTCATCTTAATTAAAGTTTTATTATATTAACAAACGCAGGTTCTAACTCCCTAGCGTGGTCGCAGACTATTATTTGTGTATCGCTATTTTCTAGCTGCTTATTTAAAGATAGCAACAAGTCCTTTAGATTTTCTCTTGCCTCTTCATCCAAATGAGTAGACGGCTCATCTAATACAAGGAACCCTAGCTCAGGTATCACCAGCTGCTGAATAGCTAACAAAAAGGCAATGCTTAATCTGACTTTTTGTCCGCCTGAAAGCTTGTCATGATCAAACACGACAACTCCCGGCTCGTCTACTCTGTAGAATTGAAGACTGACTGGTTTACTAGGATGCGGAGTAATAGCAAAATTAGCGTCCATAGTTTCTAAGTTTGACTGCGTCATAGATACTAAGCTGTCAAACTTGTGCTGCACATAAGACATAGGAATACCCTGTCTAGAGAACGCTGTGACTATCTTTTGAAGATCGCCTATAACTTCTCTTTTTTCTCGGTCTAAATCTATTTTATCTTCAATATCTTTAAGCCTGCTTTTAATAGCATCTGTAGACTTCCTGATCTGATCAGCTCTAGTTTTTATCTCTGTAAACCTAATTTGTTTATCCGTCAGTACTTGTTCAATATCTGACACTTCACTGTCCAATATAGATTTAAGTCTAGGACTACTTTTATTAATAGCTTCGTTTAGAGAATTTTTAAACCAATTTATATTGTATTCATAAAAACTAATATTTTCTTTATTGCGAGTTATGCCGGATTGCACCACATCAATCTTGTGTAGATAATCATCTGTTATTAATAAAGCGCTGTTTCTTACTCTGAATATATTCTCTGCCTCGGACCTAGCCAACTCCAGATCTTCTGTTGGGCTATTCTTTATTTCCTCTATTTCTTTTACATCTAAAACAGCTACTTTATCACTTGCTTCCTTTAGCTTCTTGGCTAGCGTATTTATTTCACCAATACAATAAAAGTATTTATTCCTGTTAACAGTATCTTCAGCGATTAATTTTTCTATATTTAATAAGTCTTCTTCAACTATATTACTTAATAATTCTTCATTATTTTTAATAGCTTCTTCAATTTTAGAAATATCTATATTTAAACCTGCTAAGCTTATATTAACACTACTAACTTTTTTAGATAAATCTGATCTTTCTACACAGTCATCACTAATATTTTTTACAATATCAGATAACTTTTTTTTATACTCATTAAGCCTGCCTTTAAGATCAACAGAACTAATATCAGAAGAGCATACAGGACAAAAAGAATCACAAGTTTGTTTAACAGCTAAACTACAAGTATCCACTATCAGATGAAACATCTTTTTATTATCTTCTTTTACAGTAATAGAATTTTCTAAATCACTTAATTGCTTTTCTAACTCTAATTTACTTTTTTCTAAATCTTTCTTTTTAATTTTATAAGCGCTCAACTTTTGTATTGCTACAGTAAAATCGCCGTGAGCTTTTAACCTATCCTTTTGATCTTTGAATCTTTTTAACAATTCATTACTTTTTATATCATCGGGTTTATCAGTCAGGCTGTCTTTTTTATCTCTTAGATCATTCTCAATAGCATTGTAGGCTAGCTCTGCATTTTTATAATCGCTGAGGCTATTACATAGCTTAGAAATAGCTTTTAAAGTTTCGCTATTTTTATTTAGCGCAGTATTTAACTTATGCCTGTAATCTTTGGCTGCAGCTACCTCTTTAAAATTTGTTCTTTTACCTTCCTCGGATAGAGCATTGGCAGCTATAGCCTGACTTAATTCTTTTAATAAAAGTTTAACTTTTTCTTCGTCTTCCCTTAATTGATTTAATGAATAGTTTAAAGATCTAGATTGATTATCAATATCTTTTTTGTAATTAAGTATATCTTTATAGGATTTTACCTCTATACTCCAATCAGATATTTTGCTGAAATGGTCTTCTACTTCAGCTAGTTCTATTTCGGAATTATTTTTAGCTGTTTGTAGTTCGTCATGCAGAACAGAGAAGTCCTGTATCTCGGCTCCCAACATACGTATCTTACCGGAAGCAACGTCTGCCACTTTTTGCATATGCCCAAGCAATAGGAGCTTAACTAGAAGTTCTTCTCTTTCTGATTGCTGCCCAAATAGTATTTTATCTAAGGCTCCTTGCTCAGGGAATACAGCATTGTCTATAGCGTATTTATCCGCTCCTAAAATATCATTTAGAGTGGCTTGCACTTCCTCAGCCCTAGTCCAAGTCTCTGCTTCTATTTCTTTTCCATTAGAATCGAGTTTAGCTAATTTCCTGGAGGACTGGTAACCTAGTTTTCTTGTTAGCTTATAAGTCTCGCCGCCTGAAAAGAATTCTATCTCGGCAACACCTTGCTTTATTTCAGCTTCAAACTCAGGATCTACTTTTCTGATAAATGATTCCTGGGTTTCTCTTGGCGGAGTCCAGCCTGTCATTAAAAGATGTATAATCTTTAATATAGTAGATTTACCCGAACCATTAGCGCCGATTAATCCTACGACAGACCCATCTAGATTTTCTTCTAAATGCTTATGCCTGCCCAAATTTTTTATTAGTAGTCTTTTTATTCGCATAAAGTTTTTTATCTATAAAGTCTTCTATTAACGGCGGAGCCTTGGCTTCTGGATCGCAAAGTGCTTTTGCTAAATCAAAAACAGCAGAGTTTGAAGCGAAATAGTCAGAAACAAAATCTTCTGGTTTCTTACCTATTGGATTAGAGCCTTTTCTATTAGTTAAGCTCATCAAACTAAATCCAGCCTGATTTAAATTTGTTACTCTTATTATGCACTGACTCGTATCTAGCATTCTAGATAACCTAGCATACAAGTCTGTAAATCTGGGATCCTTTCTTATTAATAAAGTGGGATGCTGATCTTTTAGCTTATAAACTTCTGATAGTAGTTCATTTGCTTCCTCTTCTGTTCTAATATCTTTAGCTATAATTGGCTTATTAAGTTCTATAGGTAAAGACTTATAATCTTTAATAACTCCATTATCTAAGGTTATTAAAGTAACAAATTTATTAACATCCTCCATTCTAGAACAAAGCTCAGTAGAACCCGGATATCCTACTAAGCAGTTTTTCTTACCTGCTTTGATGTACTTATGTGTGTGAATGTCACCTAGCAGTATAGCTTCATACTTATCGGTTGGTAAATCTTTCACAGTAAGTGCCCTGTCTCCTGCATCAAATGCTGCAAAGTCTTTTATTAACGCATGGAACATTAGGAATGTCGCATTAGGAAAGTTCTTACTTTCTCTTTTAAAATCTTCAGGAGGCATATCTGGCACACCATACATAGTGTACACTTCATTATTGTCTCCCTGTAGTTCTTTTATTTTAAAATCCGCGTCATATATAGCGCATTGCTTTTGCCCTGACATTTCGTCTTCAAGAACCTTTATCCAGCTAGGGTAACATTTATCGTGATTACCTGTTATAACCATTAGTTCTATACCATTATTTAGCAGCTTATTATTGAGAGCTATTAAATCAGCAATATTCCTACTGCTAGGTCTTTTAGTATTTAGTATGTCCCCAGCGCAAAGTATATATTTAGCGCCTTCATTTTTAGCAATATCTACTATTCTAAATACTGAATCAGTAAAATCCCTTGCCCTGGATGTTTTGCCGAACTGCATATCTCGTAGATGCCAGTCAGCTGTGTGAATTATTTTTAGCATAATCTAACTATATTTACAAAGACTTAATATGTAAAAGAAAGGAGCAGTTGTTGCTGTCCCCCTCCTAAGAACGCAGGAAGACTTTAACGTCCTCCTCGTCCTCCGCATGCTGAGCATGGACTGAAACGTCTGCCGTTGCACTGCAAACAGCGTACGCCTCCAACTGTTCCAACTCCGCGACATGAGATGCACGGAAAGTTACCGTTACCTGAGCCGTTGCATACGTTACATGTCACATAAGCAAATACAGCAGAAACAGACAAAAGTAAAAGGATTAGATATTTGAACACGGTGTTTGTTTGTTAAGTTTTATATTTCTTTTTCATCATCAGATTTGTACGAGCCAGTATCTGCTACTCTGGCGAATAGCTCAGAGTATTGTTCTTTATTTTCAGGTTTGTAAAACCCATATCCTGCAACTTCTTCATATAGTTTCCTCATTAAAACTAAAGTAGAATCCAATTTCATTTTATGCGTTACACTAGCCTGTTTAATAAATGGCTGGTCATAATAACCAGGGCGTCCTAATGCGTGATCCCAGCGTAACGCCATACTCATCAAAAGCTCTTTAGGTGGTTCTTTAGGTAGACTGCTCATTTTTTAATTCTTTTGAATTCTCTAATGCTAAAATAGATTTTTCCGAAAAGTCAGACCAAGATGGTATTTCGTAAAACGTTGTACCTCCTTTTTTTACTACCTTATATCGCCCCGTTTGCATGTAAAGCAGCGCAAGTTCAAAATGCTCTACAGGAGTTACAGCCCCATAACCTTCTTTACGTTCTGCATTTTTTGCCTTAATCAGCAAAATCATTCAGTACGTTGCCGCTCGACCCTTACAGGGTTCTGCATATTCAAGGATACTGACATTCGGCCTTGGAACCGTAACTACCTAGCGACCTAAGTAATTGGCGCATTAAAGAGAGTTTTAAATCATTATATATTAATTAGGATTAACCGGGGTTGTTGGTCAAAACAACCCCGGCTACAGGTCCTAACGATTAAACCATTAGAAGCAAATCGGTTTTGCCGACGAGCTTACGGTTATGGCTGTTGGATTGCACAAAGAACGTGAAATCCTTATGAGAGGTAGGGGCAACTTTGATTTCATGCTGAGGCAGCCCGACGAGCTGACGCGCAGCATCGCCTGTGTAAACCCGCCCATTTCGATTATCTTTGATGGCCAGATTTTTATTGGCTTGCACAATTTCAGGTTTTGTGAGCTGGTAGTATGCGCTACCCTTCACATAATCATCTTTGGTAACCTTCTTAACAAAGTCACTGATCTGATCGCCGTTGCAGGAATCCCATACAGTAAGGAGCTTATACTCGCTGTTTTTCAGAGCTTCCAAGTTGGCTTTTACAGCCGCCTTTGTAATGTTAGCCGTATCGAATTTGAACAAGGTTTTAGAACCACGAACACCCGAGGCACGGTTATTCATGTAGTTTGTAGTAGCCTTATACATAGTCTCGCCGACTTCATCTAGGCCTTCTGCTGTTGTTTTCCACACGCTGATATTATCAGAAGGGAATCCATGCTTTTTAGCTTCATGCATGCATGTAGCATCCGGCACAAACACAGCTAGTGTAAAGTTTTCTGGCAGTCCTTTAATCCTTTTTGCAAAAGACGCAGAGTTCATAACAGTGCTATTATTTTCCTGCCCGTCTGTGAGAACGTAAGCAAGAAAAGCATGATCACCATACTTTTGAGGAATAGATTCCAGATCTGTGACGGCTTCGTTAGTAGCGTCAAGAAGAGCAGTCATACCGCCAAGACGATACAGACCTTCGATTGAAGGTAGTCTGAGAACATCACGATCATGCACAAGGCAATTAATAGAACCAGACCCTGCGAATGTGTAAATAGAAACACGAGTCTCTTGATTTCCTACAGACAAAGAGGCAAGCCTTTTGATAAGCCCGTCAGTTACTTTGATTACAGTTTGTGTTAGACCTCCCATAGAAGAAGATGCATCGAGAACGAGCGCAATGTGATTAATTAAATGACCCACCACAGAAGGTTTTGTCGCGGCGACGACAGTTGGCTTTTTAGCTTTTACCGATTTTTTGCTAGGTTTAGCAGGCATGACAAGATTTGTTTTATTGATTGATCTTAATAATTATCTTTAATATGTAAAGCAAAGCAACTTGCATGCATAGCAGATTTCACTCATACTACACATGCAAGCCTTGCCATGCCACTACGCTGACGCAATAGTTTATCTATTAAAACTGAGTTTTAGTAGATACACATTACAGTCATATTTATATAGCACAAGGTAGTTACTTATTGCTTATTAACCTTCAGCTTCAAGGTCTGCAATCTTCTTAGCCAGCTCATCCTGGCTCATGCTCTTCATTGCTTCCAGATTCTTACTACCTTGAATCTCCTTAAGGAATTCTAGTTCCTTACGACGTTTTGCAGCTTTCGCTTTAGCATCACGCTCTGCGATTTTTGTCGCAATAATATATTTAACCACTTCAAGGCTATCTTCATCAATCTCAAGTTTCTTATCTTTACCGACGGTTCCGGTAATGAAGGAAACAGCTCCTTCTGCAGCTTTAGTCTTTGTGTACAGAGCCTTGGCAATTAGATCAAGACTCTCCAGGGAGAGGTCCCATAGGTCTTCTACGGTGATACTGCCTTTGATAGTAGGAAACCTTACCTTAGCCTTAGTTACTTTTGCAAAAATTTCATTACTTGCGGCGTTTTCGTTGTTTGAAGTGGACATGATTTTATAAATTAAAATTCAACTTTTAGAACTCTTTTAAAAGTACCTTCGACTTCCACATATACATGCTGTTTTTGAGTTAGAGAAAATCCTAAACCTGCTAGTGGCTCTTCTACTTTTGCAGCTTCTATTTTTGACCCAAGTAGCTCAAATACTTTCCTGTGCGTTGTCAGGTTGTCTGGAAGCATTTCATTGTAGAAAGGTCTAATCTTTTCATCAGGCTTGCAATCTTTCAACATGAAGAATAACTGCTTATTACCTACATTTGAGTTACCCCAGAAATTAGGCGACAAGCAGATAAACTGAGCAGGATGAAAAATACCAGTATTGATATTCCATTTACTCTTGCTATTGTAAGAAGCTTTCTGCGTACCGCCGTTAGTTGGAGTAAGCATTTCAAAACCAGAAGCTCTAGAATACTTAAACTTAGCTACTTCAAAAGTATGAGTATTACTACCATTTTTTGGGAAGCTAAAATTAAATAGTTCTCCATTAAATTCGATTTCTACATCGAAGCCTTCATCTTTAGTTTCTCTCTTACTAAAATTATTTACACTTACAATATAAGTTCCTTCTGGAGGTGTATTGTCCCATGTAACATTTTCCACAGGTTCTCTGGTTGTGCCTGAACCCGCATTCATATCTACATCTAGAACACCGCCGCCTAAACGCTTAGAGCCATAGTAAATCTCGCCAGCCTTGGGAGTTTTTACATGCAGGTCAAGATCATCATAATTACTCCAGGCAAGTGATATGCGAAGAACTCCAGTAACGGAACCTCCTGCAGCTTTTACTCGCTCCTTGATAGAGTCAGCAACATCACCAGTATAAGCCCATGAAACCGGCTTTTCCCATTTTAAGATATTAGGAGCATTTTCATCAGAAGCACCAACCATTGTAACGAAGTTGCCTAAATGCCCGTTCTCTACTAATACTTTTACACTTTTACTATGTGGTAAAATCTTATCAATGAAATCAGTGACGGTCACGCTGTCAACTTTTTGAAGAGACTTAGGGTTTACCAACGTAGCTTCGCGCATCTCAGCAAAAAGCGTATTGGCTTTCTTTGCCGCATCTCTGCTAATGAATAAAGCATCCGTGACAGATACATCTGTCATATTTAACATGCGACGGTGTAAAGCCGTTTCATAACCAAGCTCTTTGATGGTTTTTTCTGCATCATCAACCATGCTTTTTGTAACTACAGCAGTAGGCCTTTTATAGTTAGTTGGAGCTACCATGCGCTCAAAAGCTTTTACAGCAAGGTTAATATCTTTACCTTCAGAAAGGTCCATTAATAAAGTACCGATTGCGGTGTTCTTAATTCTGCATGCAGCAACAGATTCTGTATTAGCTTTTAGCCAAAGGAAATTGTCTCTGTCCGAAGGCAGAGGTATCGTTCTGGCCTTATCCTGGATCTTCTGGAATGCTAGGATGTTGGCTTTATAATCAGTACCTCTATACAGACCATTTTGCGCGATTAACTCTAGAACAGTAGAAACGGCATCTGGTGTAATTTCATTCACACCACGAGTAAGAACATTTTTAGTTTCCCTGTTTTCTGCAATTACAGGAGCAGGGTCGCTGTTCACGCTAGTCCTAGGAAGTTCTACATAAAAATGATTCCACTCTACTTGAGCCTTAATATCAAAATTCTTATCCGTCCCGCACTTTGCAAAGGTATTTAAGAACTTACCAACAACAGGCAAAGATTGAATATAAGCCTGAACTGCTTTTACAGGAGCTTCATATTCAGGATCAATGGAAGAGTCAAAATCCCATAATGTAATCTTATTATTATTAGCATCTATAGCAACTATACCGCCAAATTGGCGCATGAAAGATTTACAGCAATTGCAAATATTCTCTTGTCGCTTGGAAGGATCAAAAGCATTAATATAAATATCCCAGATTTTTTCCCTATCTACTTCTACTTGAAAAAGCTGACCTGCAGAAGTCAGCTTTTTGAATTGCGCTTGTAGCGCGTTTTTGATGTCGATGAACATTGGACAGATAACGTTATATGTCTGTAAAGAACATTCAGCAATTGCTAAACATCCCTCTACATTATTATATAACACACGCTACACTGCTATTTCTGCCGCTATTTTAGGATAGTGATTATAATTAATTAATTTAAAATCTTCATATTTAAAATCAAATATATCTTTAATATTAGGATTTAGTTCTAATGAAGGCAGCTCTAAAGGATCTCTAGACAGCTGAAGTTTAGCCTGCTCGATATGATTTATATATAAATGGGCATCGCCTATTGTGTGAATAAATTCATATGGTTTTAGTCCTGTTACTTGAGCTACCATACTTAACAATAAAGCATAACTAGTAATATTAAAAGGAGCTCCTAGGAAAATATCGCAGCTTCTTTGATAAACTTGCAGACTTAAACGATTTTCGTCATCTACATAAAACTGAAACATCACATGGCAAGGAGGTAAAGCCATGTCAGGAATTTCAGACACATTCCAGGCGGAGACGATGTGTCTTCTGCTGTGTGGATCATTTTTAATAGATTCAATTACTTTAGAAATCTGATTAACTGGAATCTTTTCAAATCCAGTTCCTTCCTTCACAATCCCAGGCTCCCAGGATGTCCATTGCTTACCGTATATAGGGCCTAAATCACCATCTTCATCCGCCCACTCTTTCCATATAGTAACTCCATTTTTCTCTAAAGATCTGGAATTAGTATCTCCTTTTAGAAACCAAAGTAATTCATGAATTACTGATTTAATATGTAACTGCTTTGTAGTCACTACAGGAAATCCATTTTGTAGATTGTATCTATTTTGCGTACCAAAGACAGATATTGTTCCTGTACCTGTTCTGTCCATTTTATATACGCCATTATCTAAAACTTGTTTTAAAAGTTTGTGGTACTCTATCATAACATTAGTCTTATTAAGTTAAAAACGGGTTACTTGGTTTTTCTATTGAGGGAGGTAGTGAATTATAATCTGGAAGCTCTAAAGATTTTCTTTTAATATCTTCTATTTTTACTCTCATGTGTTTCATAAAACCATTAAGAGCAGGACGTACTACTGCTGAATTAAAAGCATTTTCAAAATTAGAAGGAGCTTCTGGAAGCATAGATTCGTCAAATATTCTAGGTAAATTAGTCACACCGCAAATATCTACAACAGCCCCTGTTTTTGTATGAGCTATGACTTTATACTCTAAAAGAATATCATCTTCTTTTAGTTGTTTTATCCAGTAATTTATAGGTAATGACTTCCTATCTTCTTCTGGACATATTCTCTCCAAAACATTTAAAGCTTCAACTATCTTATTAACTTCTGTTAATACGTCGGGCTTATTAGTTATATCTATTTCTGAGCTCATTTATTTCGGAGTTGCTAGGAGAAGGAACAGCCACTACAGGATCTGAAATATATTCTGTTGATACTGTATTCTCCTCTGTAGCTTGTAATTGAACCTCGTCAACTTGTTCTGTAGGCATACCTCTGTACCATCTTATATTTCTTAATCTTGATTTAAAAAATCTATTAGGTTTGATTTGCAGCAAAGCATTAGGTGAGGTAGATAGACCCATAATATTATGTACTTAGACTTGAACTATGAAGTCCAGACAAATGGTATGTTTAGAGATAAACTTAATACCATCTATAAGGAAATTGCAAGATTAGAAAATTTAGCTGGAGAAGATCCATCTATCAATGACAAGATTAGCGAATATATAATAGAAATTTATAGGCTTTGCAAGTTTAATGCTGGCTTGTTAGTTCCTTATTTTTTTCCTCAGTATCCTTATGATAAACCTTTGTCATGCTCAGCCAGACCATATTCATATGCTATGTTTCATATGCAAATTGGTGGATTTCTGGCGATCAGGGCGGGTCGTCAGATAGGTAAATGTCTTACGAAAGATACAAGAATTAAAACATGTGTTAATAACGAAGAAAAAGAAATGACAGCAAAAGAAATTTTTATGCTTGCGGGCGAAGACGCATAATGGTAAGCGTCTTACATGGTTATTTGTCCTATATTAAATAAAGAGTTCTCCAATTCAAGATTTTGGAAATGCGCATTGACACGTTTAAAAATTAAAAAAGATGAGCAAAAAACTCTATACGATAAGCTGTGGTTACACATAAATGTATGCAAATTTCCCGGGTGCTGTAAAAATGTGCCGTTCGCTATGACAAAGCTAATGACATGCTGCGTTACGCACTCTAATCAATATTTAAGAATAAAAAAAGGCGACTATAAATTAGAAGACTTAAAATATGAGTGTAAATTAGATGGCTTAAAATTCCTTAGACCTGAAGACTTAGGCGACCATCTAAGAAAAAATTACAAGTATAAAGATCATGACATGAGAAATTACTATGACACTTTTTATAAAAAAGAGGAAGAAGGCTTATGTAAGTGGTGCGGTAAAGAAACAAGTTTTCAAAGTGTAGCTGCTGGTTACAGTAATTTTTGTTATAACTCAGATTGTAACGTAAGATGGTACAACAAGAACACAGATAGGTTAGCTGTTGCTGGAGCCGGAATAAAGAAAGCTCATAGTTCTGGTCAAAGCATACCTACACAACTAGGTTACTGGCTAAAGAAAGGACTAAATGAAGAGGAAGCTCTATTATGTCTAAAATCCAGGCAGACGACTAATTCTGTTCCTAGTATAATGCAACGAGGAGATTTATCTCTAGAAGAAGCGTTACAAGTTAGAAAAGAAATAACAAAAAAATGGTCAGAAAAAACACACACAGGATTGCAGTATTCAAAAGTGTCTCAAGAATTATTTTGTGGCATATATGATGGTATAAAGGATTTAGTTAATAAAGATAATATATTTTTTGCCACCTTTGACGGAGGTAAAGTATGTGAAGATAAAAAGTTAAACAAGGAATATCGTTTTATAGCTAATAAATCGGTTTATAAATTGGATTTTTATATAAGTGAGATAAAACTATGTATAGAGTTTGACGGGGAATATTGGCATTCGGGTTCTTGGAAAAATAAAAGAAGATTATCGGATGAAGATAGAGATGAAGAATTATGTTTACACGGTATAGAAATATTGCGTGTCAAGGAGCGCAATTTTAGAAACGACAAAATAGGAACCATAGAAAGTTGTGTGAAATTTATTTATGAAAGACTGGCAAATAGCACAAGAGATAAAAGTTAAAAAAGGTAAAATAAAAGTTCTCACACCATCTGGTTATGCAGATGTAATAAAAGCTTATAAAACTATACCGCTACCAGTCTGGGAAGTAGCGACAAGAGATTTCAGATTACGAGGTGCCTCTGAACACTTAATTCTAAGAAGTGACAACGCACTTGTTTGGTTAAAAGACTTAAAAATAGGAGATTTTATTATTACAGAAAACGGAAGTGCGCCTGTTTTAGAAATAAGAAATTGTTACACCGAAGAAGAGTTATACGATTTTGAAATAAACTCTGAAGATCATTTATATTTCACAGATGGAATATTATCACATAACTCCACTAGTCTAAGTGCTAGGCAGCTAATATATGCTCACATTATGCATAAACGCCGTAGTATGTATATTGTTCCTCACCAATCATTCCTAGATACTTATGCTAATCGTGTAAGAGAAATGGAAAGAGCTTTTAGGTTCTATCAGGTGCATAAAGATTTTAGACAAAATCTAAAATACAAAGAGTATCCTAATGAGTCTATAATCCAGATGGTTAAATGTCTAATGGATACGCAGGAGGCCAGATCTAAAACTACAGACGAAGTTCTTTTTGACGAGAGTGTTCACACGAACACTATAGTGTACACTATAGAAGGAGGAAAAATAAAAGAAAGAAAAATTTCTGAGGTTCTTGCAGGTGAAAAAGTACTTGCTTATACTAACGAAGGAAGTCTAAAAGAGGCCTATGTGCGATATAATAAAAATAAAGGAATAAAACATACTTGGAAACTTAGATTCTCAAACGGCGCAGAACTTATCTGTACAGGAAACACCCGTTTCTGGACAAGTAGAGGTTGGATGTTCCTTAGCGAATTCCTGTCTTGGAAAGAAGTCGAAAGAGGAGACAACCTTGTCAAAGCTAAAACCCTGCTCGCATGCAGAGAAACAGCTACTCCTGGGGACTCTTCTTGGAGACGGATGCATGCAATGGGGTGCGAAATTAGCAGGGCGCTTAGAATTCAACCACGGCAAAGTGCAAGAGAATTATTGCAATCACAAAGCGCAAGTGCTGAAAAGCTATGTGAAAACACCTCCGAAAATTGTACCGAATGGGGGCTGGGGAGAGGAGAGCTGCAGGTTTGCAACGATAACTACTCCAGCGTTCAGTTTTATGCATACGCTGGCTTATCGCCCAGATCCTATCAATCAGAAAAAGTTAGTAAAAACAGTAACGAAGGAATGGGTCAGCCAATTGACATGGGAGGGAATTGCTTGGTGGTATCAGGACGACGGGACACTAACGCAAGCTGGCGGAGTACATATAAGCACTCACGGATTTCCGAAGGAACAGGTGGAAATATTAGCAGAAGCTCTAGCGGAACGCGGAGTAACAGCCAAGGTACAACCTGTGAAGAAAGGGGAGAAGACTTACTTCATAATAGTAATAGGCTCAGAAGCGACGAGAATATTTATTCAGAAAATAAAACCTTTTGTACATCCATCAATGGAATACAAAGTGGATTTGCAGGATCAGACATTTTTGACATGTCATTACTGCCATACTTCATTTTTGAAGAAAAAGGGACCAACTCCGGATATGCCAGCGTGCGAGGATTATACGTGCCTGAAGAAAGCTGGATACCAAAGAATGGGAAAGTATATAGAGAAGCTAGGCGGGCAGAAAGCTCTATGGCAAAAGAAAATCAAACCACGTTTAGAGAACAATCCGGAACTGAAGCAGGCATATGCAATAAAGAGAAAGGCGGCGGAGACGATAAGGCAACAAGATCCGGATTACGTTCAGAAATGGAAAGCTATTCGCGCTCAGTGGAAAAAAGACAATGCAGAAAGAGTGAAAGCGCAGAGAGCTGCCAGAATGAAAGATCCATTGTATGCAGCTATGGTGAGAGAGAAAGCTCGTATACGGCAGCAAGACCCTATAAGAAAAGCGAGAAAAATGGAACTACAGAGACTACGGAGAGTTCAAAGCTTGTCCCAGTAACTTTAGAAAGTATTGAATATGCAGGCCAGGAAGAGGTGTGGGATATTGATGTTGAAGAATATCACACATTCTTTGCTAATGGAATTGCTATACATAACTGCCAATTATTAGATCCTGACTTTATTCCTGACATTGAACAGTGTCAGAAAGCATCCAGAATGCCTACTACCATTTATGCAGGTACTTCTACCACCACAGAATCTCTATTAGAAACTACATATCAAGCTTCTAGTCAGGCTGCATGGTTGCTCAAAGCACCCGGCTATAAATCCGAATCTGCAGGACATGGATGGTTAAACTGTGCAGATCAAAATGATGTACTTAAAGCTATGAGCCCTAGAGGATTAATAAACCCAGCTACAGGATCTGTTATAGATGTAACACATGGGCACTTCGTGCATCAAATTCAAAGTAGATTTGAACAAGGATTCTTAGGATTCCATATTCCTCAGATTATTATTCCAGATTACGCTAATAACCCTGCAAAATGGATGGAGATATGGGATGCGTATAATAGGTATGATATTAAAAAATTCCTTCAAGAAGTACTAGGTATACCTACCGAAGAAGGTATGAAGGAAATAACAATTAATGATCTTAAAAGGATGTGCTGTCTGGAGGAATCTCCTGAAACTCTGCATGAAATGGCCAGACAAACAAATGGCAGATATAAGTATGTTGTAGGTGGCTGTGACTGGGGTGGTTCTGACTATAATCCAGCTAGTAGGACTAAGGTCTCTTATACTGTGCATGTAATTCTAGGTATAAGATGGGACGGTTATGTAGACATATTACATATGCGGCAATACTCTGGTATGGACTACAGAAGCATAGCTAATCAAATATGCGACGATCATGAAAAGTATAGATGTATAGGATTAGCCTCCGACTTCGGTGTGGGTGCTGCTTATAACATGTTACTTCGAGAAAACCCTAAAATAAATCCGGCTAGGCATATAATATTTAATTATGTAGGTCCTCAATCTTCTTTAATTAAACCTCCAGCTTCTGGAGGTTGGATGAATCAGTTTTCTTTAAACAGAACAGAAGCTATAACAACTTTATACGATGCTGTAAAAACTGGAAGAATACGTTGCTATAATTGGAACCTAGCCCAGGATTATTTGTTGGAGTTCCTTAATCTATCTCGTGTTCCGGTAGAAAGTCCCGGCGGTGTTACTCTTTTTAGATACCAACGACATGGCTCAAAAGCCGATGATACTTTACATGCTGTAAACTTCGCTTTTTGCTTAGCCAGGATAGTTCTAAATGAGCCTTTATTAGAAGACCCTACTATTGCTAGAACATTACAAGAAACATTCAATCCTCAGGCTCATAATAACTTTCTTAATCCTTATGGCTCTATAGAAGGTATGGGAGGAGTTATATCTGGTTAAAACTAGACGACCTTGCACAGAACTAATTAACAATATGAAAATAATCAAATCAGGCAAAAACAAGAAACCAAAATCAACTGTAGCTGAGTGCATGGTATGTGATTGTAAATTCTCATTCACGAAGGATGAGGCGAAATTCGTCTTAGATAGCCGAGATGGAAATGCCTACGTTGTGAAGTGTCCAGAGTGCAGTCTCGATAACTGGATAGACGCTTCTCTTGTCGGTTAAACATCCGTTTCTTTAGCAGGCGTTAAATCTTCCTTAGATATGTGGCGAATTATATCTTCGCTAATACCTAAGTTTCTTAACTGCGCTAGCATATCATCCCTCATTTCTTTAACAAAAGATTCGTAATGAGGTACTACTTCAGATTCTTCTAATTCCTCTTTTTCCTCAGCTTCCTCCGCTATAGTTTCATTTATAACAGCATCAACACTAGGAACAAAATCTGCGTGATCCCCCCTGTTGAGCTCTACTTCGTAGATACCCCATAGCATTTCAGGAACTGTAATATCTTCCATGGCCCCATCTACTAAGTCGCCTAGATCTCCCGAGTAAAGAGCGTTGCATATACTTATAAATGCCAATGGATCTTCATAAAAGGCATTGGTAGATATAGCTAGCATTAGAGCATTAAGCTTATTTTCGTTACTTTCAGGAACTGATACCCTAAAGTCCTCTTCTATGCTTAGCCAAAGATCCACTGGATCCATTGGTTCTTCTCCTGTATCAGGGTTACCATATAGAGCATCGCCGTAAGCTGCCAGCACAATCATATGCAGCACAGTAGCCGAAGTTTCTGTGTCAGCTAAAATATCAGCTGCTGTTCTTCTATCTAAAGGGAAATCATCACGCATGAAAATACCTTAACTCGCAGTATCTACTAGTAAACTAATAAGTTCTTTCTGTTGTGTAGAGCTTAGCTTTTCTAATTCTTTAGCTACTACCGAAGTCACAGTATCAGAACTAAGCTTTCCTTTACTTAAAGTTTCTATAGAATTTTCTATTAGTGTAGAAGCTTCTTTGTTAAAGCGCTGCTTAACAGAAACATAATTATCCCTACTTAGCGCATTAAACGCATAAGAAGGTATTAATACCCCGTTGATAAGAACATTAGCATGCGCCAACTTCTCCACTTCAGCTACTCTAGGACCAGAGTAAAAAGCTTCTTGTGGGGGTGTTTCAATAAGATGGTTTACACCATAAACAGTGTCCAAAGTCATCCAGGTGTCGATGGCTGATTCTATATCATCTTCTGAGGCTATCTTGCTAATAGTTTGGCTATACTCTTTATTAACAGGACTAAACTTTCTATCTCTTTGTTCTGCGATACCAGTAGCATACTCCAGGTCTGGGAGTCTTTCTTCCCCCATACTCCAAATGCGTTCTGACAACTCATTGCGATTAAGATTAAAGTTATTAGCTTTCTTTACGATATTTTTAGCTGCAACATATACCCAGTCGGTAGGGATGTGTTGATCTTTCCAGTCGCGTATTAAATCACTTGCAGATTTAGTAACTTCAAATGCATTACTAATAGGATAAGCTTCAAGAGTTTCTGCCTCTGTAATATTGAATTTAAGAGCAAAATCATCAGAACATAGATCCTGAGCAGCCGCTTCTTTGCTGGATGTTTCTGTCTTATCTTTAATAAGGTCAATAGCAGCCTCTACATCCTTATAAATATCAAAGAACACGCATGCCTGTTTGACTGTTTCAAATTCTACAGTATCTGTCATATTATTGCCTGCCAAATAAACGGCGGACATGTAAGCTGCTTCTTTAGTGTGGATAGGATGAAGTCTATTAATTCTATCAGCAAAAGCATTATCAGATAACTGACTTACATCTTCTGCTTGAAGCATGCTGGCTTCTTTGATATAAATAGGAAGGTTATCCCCTGCTCGGAGACCTACTTCGTAAAGCGCTACAGGATTCTGGTCAGTTATGATGTCCATATAATGTAAAAGAATATCGTCTTAGAAATTAGGAAGGTCAAGTAATAGAGGTTAAGTGATGTATTAACATATAAAGTATGGAACTAAGTTTACAAGCTCTTAATAATATAACTAGTCCGCTAGAGATAGCACATTTGCTTAGCAAGGAGCTTGTTAAAACTGACGCTGGTTATGCTACAACATGTCCTGTATGCGCTCAGGGAATGATGATAGGAGAGCATGATTTTATATGCTCAAGTGATTTATGTACTTTTCGTGCAGGTAGCTTTGTGGACTTTATTGTGGCTTCCGAGAAAATACCCTGGGAAAATATCATAGGGGCGTTAGATACTATATTGGATGGTAGGCTAAATGGAACCTCTATATTAAGAGATAAAAAAGATATAACTAAGTACCTTAAAGCAAAAAGAAAACTTATTGAGTTCTTTATTAGGATATCTTTATATGGTAGCGATAATAATATAACTTGCTTACAATATAAAAATCTGTTAAGGGGACAAGGTATTGATCCTGATGTAACGCGTGCTAGTCTCCATATTATAGGCAATGATGACAGTATTGTTCTTTCGAATATTTTAAATTCTTTAGGCGTACAGATAAAGCTTAGCGGTACGAATATAATTTTACCTTATTATTCAAATTACAGCACTATAGCTAATTTAATATTACTTAGATCTCCTCAAAGTAAACCAGAGCGAGTAACAGTGCATGCTTCAAGATTATCATATTTTGGATTACCTAGCTTAGATATTTATAAGAATAAAATAAGACTAGCTTACACTTACTCTGAGGCTGCAAAATTAAATACATCCTATGCGCGTGTCAGCCCTGAATTAAAAGCTTTGCACTTTTTATACGATGCAAAAGCCAGCGGGCATTATCTGGATTTGCCGTATAGTGTATATGTTATAACATCTGGTAGTAACGATAATTTTAGAGCTGTTGCAATGCTGCAAAAATACGTAAAGGAGTTAAAAGTAGACCTGCGCAGCGTAGACTTTTACAATCCTAATCCTGAAATATCCGCAGAAGATTATTTAAGCACAGATATAATAAATAAAATTAAAGAAGATAAACCTTATATTCAAGACTTATCTATTATTGAGCTATCTAGCGCTACAAAAGAAACTCTTTTAAGCAAGCTGCACAGCGAGAGATATTTTGATGCTGCAGAAGAAATAAGAAAATTATTCAGGACTCTACCTTTGCTGTCTGACGATAAGCATACTTTATTATTCAGTCCTGCAGGCTACTCCCTAAGAAAGAATTTAGATTCTAGCGCACCAGAAATACCTGCTTCAAATTTCTATATAGAATTAAAAGAAAATGTAGTCTTTACAGAGTCATTAGATATCTTCCACTCTGGAGAAATGTTCCTTAATGGAAGGGAGTATCCTATTTTGCTTAAATCTGATGATATAGAGAAATCATCAGATTTAGAAAAAGCAGTAAGAGCAGCCTGTGTAGGAGTTTATTCGCAAGACGCGGGAGAAGGAATACCTACTATAAAAGAAAAGGTACTGATGCGTTTATTGACACCTTACTTAAAACAAAAAATATCAGAGCTGCCTAAATTGGAAGGTGTTCCAATGCTTGGCTGGTCTCCTAGAAAAACTTCTTTTTTCTCACCTTATTTCATTGCTGATAGAAAAGGGATTAGGAGCGGTAAAAAGATATTTCATCCTAATATACCTGCGTTAAAATTATTTAGTAATGATATACAAAATATAAACATTCTGCATAATAATTTACCTGAAGATATTATTAATGTAATTAGTCAGTGCGCTACATTTATAGTAAGATCGTATTTGGGTATGCCATTAAAAGCTATTCCTGTCTATAATGATACAGAAGCAAGGACTCTTTTTCGTAAGCTTTTTCAAGGGCTAGGGCAAAGTTCAGCATACCAGCTAAACCACAACATAAGAGGAGAAGAAAACCCAGGAGTTCGGGGATATCCGTTTTACTCAGCGGGACATACTTTTGTACAGGCAAATAAGTGTTCTTTGTCATCATTTAATTTATGCGATGCAGGTTTGAAAATAACAGAAACTTATGATGCTTACACTATAGAAAAAGCTGCGCAAACTTTAAGATACGTAGTACAGAAAGTTGTAGAATGGAGTATACAAACTGAGGCTGAGGTTTTTTCACAAGTTGATAGCGTATCCAGAGCTAGGGCCTACGCCGCCGAGGGCTCTAGCATTATTGCAAATGCCTGCAACATAGAATCCTGGCCAGAGGTGAGATCTAAAGTTGCAAATATCGATAGATTTTTAAGCAGTATAAAATATGGTGATATTGAAAAATATTTTACTAGAGATATAAATCGGCACGTAGTTCAAATAGATCGTACTGTTATTGACAACAGCGGCTATGGTGAATCCATAATTGACGATTTGAAGCTTATTTCAAAGTGTATACAAAATAGAGAGTCTTATATAGACGTTGATTCTGAAAGTATGCTTGATGCACTAAGTTCTTACTATCACGCAGAGCCTAACATGCCTGAACTATTTGATATTAATAAGTTTAATAAATAATATTTAAGTAATTATTTATTAAGCTGGTGCAATAGTTGTTACTGTTCCTGAAGATCCTTTAAACTTAAGCGCGCCAGATTCTACAAAAAAATAACCACCTCCAGACGGCGTATCTGAAGGAGCGGATACAGCGTTTGCAATAAATATAACACGATTTCTGTCAATTTCCATTGCAGTAGCAGGTGTATTAGCTGCGCTTCCTGCGCTGCCAGTTGGAGAAGTTTGGAATATTATTTTCCCGCCACCACCAGTGCCGGTACCATTGCCTCCGGCTATAGTCAGTGGCGCACCAGCGACATTACTATCTGTACCTGCTCGAGTAGATGCGCCCCTTAAAACGTGAGATACTGGGGTAGCAGAGCTTACACCTATTTGTAAAGTTGAAGATCCGAAAGAGCGGATGTATGCGACATTAGGAGTTTGCTCAAATCCTATCCCGCAAAAGAAACTTCCATTGCCATAAAGGGTGGCACGGAACTCGCCAGAAGCTGGTACAATAGTTGCGCATTGGTTAATTGTCAGAGTTCCACCGCCGGAGACATTAAACGGCGTCGTGCCATATTGGGAAACTAATTCGAGCACTTTTCCAAGGCTGTCTGCCGACGTGATGGTGAGCAGATTTTCCGTCATCGTCAGACGGTCGGACGTTCCAGCCACCCCACCCCGGATGCGGAGATGGGTGGAAGCTGCAGACGCGCCAACTACAGTATTAGCAATCTCTACACCACGGAAAGCTGTAGTACTTCCGGCACTCCAAGTCTGGGACAGAGTGAGTAGCGGTGTAGACGTAGTTACACTACCTCCTGTCATTGTTAAAGGTCCAGTCATGGTACCTCCAGAAGTCGATAAGTATAAATTAGATGCGGATTCTGCTAGCACTGTAGAAGTACCATCTGAAAATTTTATTACAAAACGTGTCTTACCTGCGCCGTTGTCCTCTATACCAAAAACAGCTTCGTCCGCTGCCGGTGTTGCTGGCGGCGTAGCAATTTCTCTCATTTGAATCCACGCTCCAGAGCTGGCCCCGCCGCGAACAGTCATAACACCTGCGGTACCGTTATTTGTAATGCGGAAAAACTCAATTGAGCCATTGCCATTGGTCTGCCGGTAGGTTTGACCGGACGATCGATGGTCAAACCAAGGACTGTCAAAAGACATACCATTACCACCAGCCGCAAATGAAAAAACCCAGTTTCGATCTAGCCCTGCTACAGTTATTGCAGGGCTGTTATTGACAGATTGTGTAAGTAGTAAATAGCCATCCTGTCGCATACTTAGCCTGGTGCTACTCCCGGTAGGGCCTCCCAGTACACGAAATAACGTACTAGAAAAATTACTACTAGTATTACTTATAGCTATCTCAACGCCTCTGTGTGTAACACCAGAACCTCCATTCCAAGTCTGTGAAACAGAGAGAGGAGGAGTAGAGACACTTGCAGTTCCGGCATTTATGGTTTGACTGCCTGTAAGCGTACCGCCAGAGAGAGGAAGATAAATGCCAGAGGCATTAGCCATGGTTAGATAGTCTGATATATCTCCATTTTGAGTAGCCAGCGTTCCTAGACCTAAATTATTTCTGGCTGTACCTGCATTAACTATATCTGATAAATTGTTAGACGCTACAAGCTGCAGCGCATTAGATACAGCGTTCAACCCTATATCGTCCTTACCCAAAACCACTACACCTACTTGATTATTAACAGAAGTAACTACCGGAGCCGGATAATTAATCTGCCCCCAGTCTGCCAATTGGGAAGGATCATCTCCTATTATTACCCATGCAGAACTGGTGTCTGTTCTGTTACACCAATCGCCTTTTTGACCAGTAAGTCCTAGCATCGCTGCTTGCGAAGAAGGAGCTCCTAAAAATTCGCTTATAGCTATAGCTGGTATCTGACTAGTAGGCACAACTCCATTTACTAAATCTGCTTTTAAAGACAGCGTAGTATCTAGATCTATTATTTGATCAGTAGGATGAGTATGGCTGGATGGAGGAAATGTGGAAGGTTTATTAAGAATGTCATCCCATTCAGAAGATCCTGCTGCGCCGGTTGCTCCTGTGCTACCTTGCTGTCCTGTATTCCCTGTACTTCCGGTTGCCCCAGTACTTCCCTGCTGGCCTGTAGGTCCTATAGGGCCTGTAGCCCCTGTGTTGCCGTCATCTCCCTTAGGTCCCGGCATTGGAGGTCCCTGAAGTTGAGTCAGTATACTTGTATTATAGGCAGAGTTAGGACGAGATGAAAACGGACTATCTATCAGGAGAACCTCATAAATATCTGAATACTGACCGTCTATTAAGCAATGTATAAATAAAGAACCAACAGGCAAATAGCCTAGGCTGTTGTCCCATACTAAGGTTAAGGTAGTATACTTATTAAAAGTATCTTTAAATATTATCCTTTGAGAAGAGTCTGCCCATATCACCTCGTTACCGGTGTTAACAAATGACAGATCTATATTGGCTGGCGTTAAGCTAGTTTCTCCGCTCCACAAGACTATAGAAAAACAACCTTCCAGATCAGCATTTATTCGCTGATCAAACTTATTTGCCTCTACGGCGTTGCCGCCGCCTGACGTAAAAGATGGAGTATAAACCTGCATTATAGTTCAACAGTTTCTGAAGTTGTTAAGTTATTAAGAGCTACATAATTATTAATTAAGTCTGTAACATCTTCTTCTACATCGGCCCATAATTCATCTGCTTCTTCAGGAGAACGGCATGCAAAGTACAATATATTACTTCTATAATAAGGTACCACGTCTTCCGCGCCTTCAAATACTGGAGTGTTTACAGGAAGATCATTATATTGCTGTATGCTGGCAACACATTCAAATAAATCGCCTTCATAAGCATCGTCTGTCATAGCAGAATGGTATACAAAAATTTTATCCGAAGGCATAGCCGCGTCAATGACAGAAGCTGTGACTTTTAAAGGCCATGTCTGCTGTCCATTTAATTCTTTCAATTCTAGCCCTTCGCGGACAAGTCTTATATGTG